GGAGAGACGGTCACACTGGCAGCACAAGTAGGTCAGATTTCGGGTTCGCCAGCAACGCTGACTTCCGATGGCGATGACCTCAAGATCGTCATCATGCCGATGCGCGTGTGAGGCCGCCTGAGTGTCCTCCACCCTAACAACAGCAGAAGGGCTGTCCTTCGATATTCCGATGCCGCCGAGCGTCAACAGCATGTTCAAGAACGTGCCGGGGAAGGGTCGTGTCCGCACCAAGGAATACCGCGCGTGGTCTCATGAGGCAGGATGGATGCTTATTGCACAGCGGAACCAGCATCACCGTCACCAGTGCATCACCGGCCCGATAGAGATTGGCGTGGCCGCCTACAAGCCGGCGAACAAGAAGCGGGATCTGGACAACATTCTGAAAGCCGTCTGTGACCTGCTTACGAACACAAATACCATAGCAGACGATAGCCAGATTGTCGCGATCAACGCGCGCTGGGTTGATGCTGGCGTTCCGTGCACGGTCACGGTGAGGCCTGCATGAGCGATCGCATTCCATCACTCGATATGGCCGAAGTCTTCGACCGGATGATCTATGGCAAAGCCACGTGGCTGGCCGATTTCTCGCACGGCCACAAGAAGCGACCGGATCACGAGATCGAGCAGAAGCGCCGTGAACTCGACGTGCTGAAACAGGCGGCGCGAGAATACCGCGCGTCGGCCGAGAAGCTTCGTCAAATGCAGGAGTCCGCGAATGGGTAAGAAGCGCCTCCCGTATATCCCGCTTTTCGTGGACGATTACCAGCGCGACACACGCCACCTGAGCGCCGAGGAGCATGGCGTTTACATGCTCCTGCTCATGGCCGCCTGGGCCTCTCCGAACGCATCTTTGCCTGACGACGACCACAAGCTTGCCGGCTTGGCGAAGTTGTCTCCTATCAAATGGAAGAAGACCAAGCCGGTCGTCATGGCCTTCTGGCACTTCGACGGACGTTCAAAAAGATGGGTGCAAAAACGGCTCAAGAAAGAAAGGCGATTGGCGGTCGATAGAAAGCGGAAATCCGCCGATGCCGCTGCAACTCGTTGGAATGAAACAAAAAAAGGTAATGCCAAACCGATGCCCGACGAATGCCATCCCTTCAAAGCATTCAAGGAAAAACCTAACGGTTTTTCTCAGCGCGCAAGCGCGCAAAAAAAATCTGCTGAACTGAAAATTCTTGAAGGAGCAACCAATGGGTGAGGTTGTTCATCCAGACAAGTTCTCTCGCCTTCCAGAGCGCTATCAGCGCCGAGCCAGGGAGATTGCGGCGAGAGTTGCAGCCATTGATACCCTCATGGTGCCGGCCGACCCAGTGACGATCGGAGAAACGGCAGTCCGCATGTTCCGCCAGTTTCGTGAACAGCCCGGCGTCGATTACGAGAACATGGGCGCTGAGTATCGGGAAGCCTGTCGCGACTTGCCGGAATGGGCGCTTTCCGAGGCCGCGAACGATTTCCTCGCAGGTCGCGTGGACAACCACACCGGCCAGTTCATGCCGACCTGTGCCGAGTTCGCGAAGCGGGCGCGGCTGATCCTGACCCCATTCCTCGCTGAACTGTCGGCGCTTCGTTCGGAGGTTGAAAAGCTGATCGATCGCGCCGAGGACGACGCCCGCCGGCACAAGATCGAGATAGAGCGGCAGGACCCCGCTGTCCGGCGGCGCGTGGCCGAACTGTCCGCCAGTGTCAAGGCCGGGGCGTCGAAGAAACTCGGTCTGACGCACCGAGGCATTTCACCGGACGGGCAGCGCCAGCTTGACGCGCTTCGCAAGCCGGTCCCGTTCAAATCAAAAATCGACCAGACCAAAATCGGCAGGAGTTGAGTATGTTTGCAGTTTCGAGCCGCGCCACCGAGCGCGGGATTGTCGCCCGGCAGGCCATGAGGCAGGCCATGCGGATCGAGGAGGAGCGGGCTGCGCGGTTGCAGGCGCAGATCGACGCCTTGCGGGCATTTGAACTGGAGAAGATCGAGATCGAGCGCCGGCGTGCATCGGCACGCGAAAGGGCGGAAGCTTACGCGGCTGAATTGCGTGCCGCCGGCGTTCGGTATCGTCCGACGTTGCGGTCCATCGAGGCGAAGGCCTGTCGCGTTTTCAATCTGCCTCTTTCCAGATTGAGGGGAGAGAGCCGTAATCGCCACGTCGTGCTTGCCCGCCAGTTCGTGATGTATTGGGCGGCCCGGACAACCGCGCTTTCGATAGCGCAGATCGGAAAGCTCATGGGCGGGCGCGACCACGCCACGGTCATCCACGGGATCAAGACCTATCCGAAGAAGCGCGAGCGAATGGGGCGCAATATCCGGTCGATCCAGCATCATCGCACCAGCTAGGCATACGGGGAACAGGCATGGCGAAGGCGAAGCGCGGCAGGCCAGCAAAGCAGGTAGTCAGAACCGAGAGCGGCCGTATATCCAGATCCAAGGAATCGCTTGGGTTGATCGAGCGCATGGAACTTGAAGCGGCAACATGGAAGCGGCGACAGATGAACCCGAACCTAACCATATCCGATGCCAGGCTACCAGAACACGGTTCTGTCATCGCGCGATGGCTGGCGGACTGGCAGACCGTCCGCAAGCGCTACCCGGACGGCAATCATCCGATCATGTTCACGCAACTGCACTATGACACAGCGCTTCGTTATCACGAAGTCTATTCGCGATGGATGGCAGCGATCAGTGCACGCTCTCCCCGGTCGGCGTCGGACTATTCCGGTCCCGGCGGATATGATGGCGCCGATCCTTTCGATGAGCGCCGTGAAGAACGCGACCGCAGCGCAGAGCAGGATTTCAAGGAAGCTCGCCGCTGTGTTCTTGAGGCTGGCCCGCTGTGTATGATGGCGGTCGAGGCCATCATCATTGAGAACCAGCCGGTGGAGAAATTGCGTGGCGATCTGAGGTTGGCGCTCAACAGACTGGCCGTCCTGTGGAAATTTCAGGCGGCAGCATAGTCTCTTGACATTTCCAGAGAAATCGGGGATGAAATGGTAGGTGGGCGATTTGCCGAATGGCTGTCGCCCGTTTTGATTCAGAGATCCGACGTGTTTTACCGAGCGTCGTACATGGGCTGCTGCCGCGCGGGCAGCATCGGTATCCAGTTTCCGCGAGAGCGGATAGAGTTGGACGGCGAACGCTAGCATGGTATGATCCGCGAATGGAAATGACCCGCACATACCCGCCGGAAGTAGAGGTGACTCGTCAGGGCGGAAAAGCGGAACGCCCAGCGGCGCCAGCGAGAGGCGGCCAGGCGCAAGAAAGAGGCCGAATCCGCGTAAGTCGCCAAAACCTGTCAAGCTTTTTGTAGCGGACAAAACCGGGACACCGCCGGGACAAAACCGGGACATTTCCGGACCACTGACATTTTGGCGAAAAACCTGTGGTACGCATTGCGCGACCCTCGCGCGCGTAAACACTGACCTTGATCTGTTGTGCCACCCGGGCCGGCGCCCACCAGGGCGACCGGCCTACAGCGTACGGCATCGACAGGTAGAGCACTACATAGGCAGGAATCCTGTTTTTGCGTCATGGCAGTTCTGAAAAATGCTCGTCATGAAGCGTTCGCGCAGGCTGTCGCCAAGGGCAAAAGCGCATCCGAAGCCTATCTCGAAGCCGGCTTCAAACCACATCGCCAGAACGCCGCGAGGCTGATGACAAAGGATGACGTTGCCTCACGCGTCTCCGAGCTTCAGCAGAAGGTCGCGAAAAAGGTCGAGGTCACCGTAGAAAGCCTCGCTGGCGAGCTCGAGGAAGCCCGCGCACTTGCCATCGGAGAGAAGCAGTCGAGCGCCGCTGTCCAGGCCACAATGGGCAAGGCGAAACTGTTCGGCTTCCTGATCGAGCGTCACCGCCATGCTGGTCCGAACGGCGGCGCAATACCGACGATCGACGTCACGAAGCTGAAGGGCATGACGAACGAGGAGCTTGAGCTACTTGAACGTGCGCTTGTCCAGATCGGAATTGTTGACGGCGATCCGGCTGGAGAAGGAGAACCGGAAGAGTGAGGCTGATCGTGCACGGGAGCGGAAGGAGCTTCTATCGTCGCACTTGGCCTTCACCACTCGATTCTTCCTCGAAAAGGAAGTCCAGCCATTCTCGGTTGCGCCGTTCCATCCTGTCATGTGCGGCACGCTCGACCGGGTTTTCGCAGGCGAGATAACGCGTCTGATCATCTGCATCCCGCCAGGCTACGGCAAGACCGAGATGGCGGTGATCAACTTCATTGCCCACGGCTTCGCGATCAATCCGCGATCCCGGTTCATCCATGCCAGCTATGCCGAGCCGCTGGCGCTCGACAACTCGACGAAGGTCAAGGACGTCCTCAACCTGCCGGGCTACCAAGGCCATTGGCCGGTTCAGATGCGGGCGGACACCAATGCGAAGGGCCTTTGGCGGACAACGGCCGGGGGCCATTTGCGCGCCGCCGCCGCAGGCCAGCCGATCACTGGTTTCCGTGCAGGCATCCTGGCCGAACCGGGGTTTACCGGTGCCCTGATCATCGACGATCCGCTGAAACCCGACGATGCGTCGTCGGATACGATGCGGAAATTCATCAACGCGAGGTGGGAGAACACCTTCAAGTCGCGTCTCGCGCATGAGGAAGTGCCGGTCATCGTCATCATGCAGCGCCTGCATGTGGATGATTTCGTCGCTCATTTGCTGGAAAAATCCGGTGAGCATTGGCACATGCTCAAGCTGCCGGTGCTGATCGACGGTGAGGGCGAAGCGCCGGCCGGCGATGTGGAACTGATCCCCCATGGCCTGCCAAACGGGCCGTTGTGGGAACAGAAGCATTCGCTGCCGCAGATCAAGGTGCTTCAAGCGGCACCGCACGTCTATGCCGGTCAATACGCCCAGGAGCCGACCGTCGAGGGCGGCAACCTGTTCAAGCCTGGGTTGCTGCCTCGATACGAGGAAGTGCCGAAACTGGTTTGGCGGGCGATTTACGCCGACACCGCGCAGAAGACGAAAGAGCGCAACGATTACACCGTGTTTGAGCACTGGGGACAGGGCGTCGACGGCAAGGCCTACCTGTTGGAGGTGGTGCGCGGCCGGTTCGAGGCTCCGGAGCTTGAGAAGACGGCCAAGGCGCTCTGGGCAAAGTGCCGCGGCAAGGAATGGCCGACCGAGCGGTACGGCTTCATGCGTAAGATGGTCATCGAGGACAAGGTGTCAGGCACGGGTCTGATCCAGTCGCTTGGCCGCGCCTCCATACCGGTGGTGGCGCTGCAGCGCGACAAGGATAAGTACACCCGTGCCCTCGACGTCGTGCCAGCGGCTGCGGCCGGCCTTGTGTGCCTGCCGAAGTCGGCGCCATGGCTGAAAGATTTCGTAAGCGAGCTGGCGGCGTTCCCGGATGGTGGGTTCGATGACCAGGTCGACCCCTTCATTGATGCTGTCGCCGAGATGTGCGGCGGCACCACGTTCACGCTGGACAACCTGTAGGAGCCGACATGGGAGCGGTGATCGATATCGCCCGCCGTTTCGGCGACGGGTTGACAAACCTCGTCTCCCGCATGGGCACCGATCGGGACAAGGCCACGCATTCGGTCTACGGGCCGGTCATTCTCACCGATGAGCAGCTTTTCAATGCCTATCGAGGATCTTGGCTGCCGAAGAAGATCATCGATATTCCGGCGCTCGATAGCTGTCGGAAGTGGCGAGACTGGCAGGCCGATGCCGGCCAGATCGAGAAGATCGAGGCGGAGGAGAAGCGGCTCAACGTCCGTGGCAAGGTGCTGGAAGCGCGCACCAAGGCCAGGCTGTGGGGCGGCGCTGCCATCCTGATCGGTACCGGTGACGCCGATCCCAGCCAGCCGCTCGATCCGGAGAAGGTCAAGGTTGGTGGCGTCAAGTATCTGACGGTGGTGACACGCCGCGAACTGACGGCCGATGAGATCGATCGGGAGGCCGATTCCGAGTTCTACGGCAAGCCGGCGTCGTACACGCTCAACAGCCAGAACGGCCAGCCCGCCAAAATCCATCCGTCGCGGCTGGTCATCTTCCACGGCGCACCGGTCCCGGATGAGGACCTGAACGTCAACAAGGGCTGGAGCGATAGCGTCCTGACTGCGGTGCTCGAGGCGGTGCGCAATGCCGACAGCACGGCAGCGAACGTCGCCTCGCTGGTGTTTGAGGCCAAGGTCGACGTCATCCGGGCACCGAACTTTATGGCGAGCCTGTCGGACCCGGAATACGAGAGCCGCTGGCTGAACCGCTTCACCCTCGCCAACATGGGCAAGGGCGTCAATGGCACGCTCATCCTCGACAAGGAGGAGGAATACGACAGCAAGTCGGCCAACTTCTCCAATCTTCCCGACGTCATCGATCGGTTCTTGCAGATCGTGGCCGGCGCCGCCGATATCCCGCTCACGCGCCTTCTCGGCACGTCTCCGGGAGGGCTGAACAGCACCGGGGAATCGGACCTGCGGAACTATTACGACCGCATCTCTGCCGGCCAGCAGATCGAGATGACGCCTGCCATGTTCCGCATGGATGAGGCGATCATCCGCTCCGCGCTCGGCGATCGCCCGCCCGAAGTCCACTATATCTGGTCTTCGCTCTGGCAGATCAGCGACAAGGAACGGGCCGACATCGGCAAGATCAACGCCGAGACGATCAAGACCTTGAACGATACCGGGCTGTTTCCGCCAGAGGCGCTGGCCAATGCCGGGGCGAACATGCTGGTCGAGAACAGCATCATGCCCGGCCTTGAGCAGGAAATCGACGACGCCGGCGGCCTGCCTGACTATGAGATGGAGGCGGAGCAGGAGCGGGAAGCCGAACAGGCGAGGCTTGAGGCTGCGAAGGGTCAGGTACCCGGAAAAGCCGGGCAACTCGCTGATGCTGCACCGCGCACGCTCTATATCCGCCGCGACGTGCTGAACGTCGACGACATCCGGAAGTGGGCACGCTCGCAGGGCTTCGACACTGTGCAGGATGGCCTGCACGTCACCATCATCCACACCCGCACGCCGCTGGACTGGATCAAGGTCGGTTCCGGCGACGAGTGGGCCGGCAACGATGGCAAGATCGAGATCGCGCCCGGTGGCCCGCGCCTCATGGAGCGGTTCGGTGATGCTGTCGTGCTGCAGTTCGCGTCATCGCGGCTGACCTGGCGGCATGAGGACATCAAGCGGATGGGCGCGCAGACCGACTATCCAGATTATCAGCCCCACATCACCATCTCTTGGGGTGCCGCTGACATCGATCTCCGCGCCATCGAGCCGTACAAGGGCACGATCGAGCTCGGGCCGGAGATATTCGAGGAGGTCAACGAAAACTGGCGGGCGACGGTCACCGAAGAATGATCCGGTACGATATCGCTCGCCTCGCCGAACGCCGGAAGGGCACCGCGCAGCCTCTCCCGGCCATCCATGGCAGCGTTGGCGCCGAGACGGCTTACCTGAAGGCGCTGCGGGCCATGTTGCGGGAGTTGGCCGCGCACGTCCGCACCCATGTCGTGCCGATGGCGGAACGGGAGATTGCGGCGCAGCTCGCCATGACCCGAGACATGGGCGAGCATGAGTTCGAAACGCTGGAGGGGATCAAGAACCGCCTCGTAGCGGTCGCCACGGCCACGGTGCGCAGGATCCTTGGCCTTGAGGCGAAGCGGCACACCGACACGTTCATGGCCACGGCAAAACGGGTGCTGGGCGTCGATCTGGCGGCCGTGGTGAGGCAGGAAGACCTTGCTGAGTATCTCGACACTGCGGCGGCCCGGAATGCCGGTCTGATCAAGAGCATCGGCGACGACACCGTGAAGCGCATCCAGACGGCTGTCACGAATGCGGTCATCAACGGCGTGCCGGCGAAGGATTTGCGGAAGGAACTGACCCGGCAGTTCGGGTTTTCGGACCGCCGCGCCAAGGTTGTGGCGCGCGACCAGATTGCCAAGCTGAACAGCGACATGAACCGCCGCCGACAGACGCAGGCGGGCGTGACGACGTACACCTGGCGCACGAGCCATGATGAGCGTGTCCGCCCACTGCATCGCGACCTCGATGGCGAGGTCTATGAGTGGGGGAAACCGACCGGTGCCGAGGATGGGTTGCCGCCCGGCCAGCCGATCATGTGCCGGTGCGTGGCGATCGGGATCGTTCAGTTCTGATCGGGGAAGAATTTCCGAAGATCGTCGGGGATGTCGATCTCGGTGGTCAGCATCGAGTTCTTGAGGTCGAGAGGGGCACACCACTCGTAGATCAGGTTCTGGCGATGGGTCGCGATCTGGTCCTGTTGCTTAAGGTGAAGCTCCAGTTCCTCGACCCGGACGGCCAAGTTGAGCAGTAGCTGCCGGAGTTCGCGGTATTGCTCGTCTGTCATATCGAAGGATGAACGCCCATGGCCTGCCGCTGTCAAGAGCGCCGGGAGGTGATCAAACGCGCCGTTGCATCGAGGTCAGTATCCGATGCCGTCAAGGCGGCGCGCTTCGTGCTGAAGACGGCAAGCGAGGATGCCGGACGGGCGCTGGTGAGGAAAGACAGGCGCAAGTGATACCGTGGATGGTGCCGGCCGATGCCTGGAAGGGTCAGGCGGCTTTCATCCTCGGCGGTGGACCGTCGCTCAATGGGTTCGACGTCGAGCGGCTGCGCGGCCGTGGCAAGGTCATCGGCGTCAACAATGCCGGCATCGACCTCGCGCCGTGGGCGGATGTGCTGTTCTGGGCAGATAGCCGGTGGCTCGACTGGAACCATGACCGGCTCCACCTGCACACCGGGACATGGAAGGTCAGCCGGAAACGGCCGCATCTGCCGCTCGATTGCGACGTCAAGTTCGTCACCTTCAAGCCGAAGCGCCTTTCCCATTGGTCCGACAGCGTCGGTGGATGGTGCGGCGGATCGAGCGCGATCAACCTGGCCTATCTGCTGGGCGCCGAGGTCATCGTGCTTCTCGGCTTCGACATGCGCGACCTGCCGCCAGGTCGGTGGCGGGAGGGAAATTGGCACGACAGGCATCAGTTACCGCCCGTCGAAGGCCAGCGGCGCAACAAGTTCATACCAGCGCTTGAGGCATTCGCTCCCGATCTGGAGCGTGCCGGCGTGCTGGTGCTCAACACCAACGAGAGATCGGCGCTGCGCTGCTTTCCGTTCGCCGACATCGAGGACCTGCTTGCCATGGACGATATCGCGCTCGCTGAGCGGCAGAAGTACCTCGCGGTCTGGGAACGGCCGGAGTACCGCAAGGTATCCCCTGGCATGCTGGAGTGTGAGCGCGCGCACATGATCTGCGGCATGAAGCCGGGTGAATCGCTGATCGACTTCGGTTCCGGTCCCTGCCGCGCCTCGAAGTGGTTTCAGGATCAGGGCATTGACGTGCTCGCCATCGACTTCGCCCCGAATGCCCGTGAGACGGACGTGCCGTTCGTTGAGGCGTGTCTCTGGGAACTGCCCGAGACGTTGCCGAAGGCGGATTTCGGGTTCTGCACTGACGTCATGGAGCACATCCCGGAAGCGAAGATATCGGCCGTTCTCGCCAACATCGCCATGTTGACGACGCGGGCGGCCTATTTCCGCATCGCAACCCGCCCCGACAAGATGGGGCCGAAGCTGCTTGGCCAGCCTCTCCACATGACGGTGCAGGATGCCGAATGGTGGCGCCGGCAGGTCGAGGCGCATTTCCCGCTCGTCGACGTGGTCGAGAATACCGGCCGCGATGTCATGCTGTTGGCGAGGCCGTAGGAGCCTGATCCATGAAATTCACCGATGCAGTGAGCATCGCTGGCACCCGCCGGCGCGATGACGGCTACCTTGTCGCCGATGCGCGTGTGGCGCGTACCGGCGTCCAGACCTATGCAGGCTGGGAAGTAGGCAAGCCGGAAATGGCGCTGGTGAAGGTCTATCGGCCCGATTCCGAGGTATTCAGCCGCGACACGCTGGCGAGCTTCGCGCACCGCCCGGTAACGAACGATCATCCGGTCGAGCCGGTCACCGCCGACAACTGGAAAGAGCACGCTGTCGGCCAGACCGCCGACGAGATCGCCCGCGACGGGTCATTCATCCGCGTCCCGCTCATGGTCAGCGATGGGGCGACGATCAAGATGATCGAGGATGGCAAGCGGGAACTGTCGGCCGGCTACACCTGCGATCTCGCATTCGAGGCAGGCCAGACGGCCGATGGCGAGGCCTACGACGCCATCCAGAAGAATATCCGGGCGAACCACGTTGCCATCGTGCAGCGCGGTCGCGCCGGTTCCGAGGTCCGCATCGGCGACGATGCTGGCAAATGGGGCGCCGCCCCGATTTCAACCACTGATAAGGAGACCATCACCATGAGTGATGCACTTCGAACTGTGGTCGTGGACGGACTTTCGGTCTCTACGACCGATCAGGGCGCCCAGGCCATCGCCAAGCTGCAGAAGGACCTCGAAACGTCCGCTGCGAAAATCGCTTCCCTCACCGCCGACCATGCCGAGGCCATCAAGGCCAAGGATGCCGAACTGGCGAAGAAGGACGCCGCACTCGACGCCGAGAAAGCCAAGGTGCTCGACACCGCCGCGCTCGACAAGCTCGTGCAGGACCGTGCAGCCCTGATCGACAAGGCTCGCAAACTTGCGCCGACGCTGGATACGGATGGGCTCTCGGATGCCGATATCCGCAAGGCGGCGGTTGTGGCTGTTCGCGGCGAAGATGCCGTGAAGGGCAAGCCCGAAGCCTACATCGACGCCGCATTCGATCTGGCGCTCGACGCCTTTTCGAAGACCGCCGATCCGATCCGCCGCGCCCTGCAGTCGCAGGACCGCTCTGCAACCGTCAACGACAACGGTCAGGCCGCCTACGAAAAGCGCCTCGCCGATGCGTGGAAGACCAAGAAGGAGGCCTAATCCATGCCCACGGTCCAGTCGACCTATAGCGAGACGATCGGCACCGCGCGTGCCGGTATGATCGCCAACGAGGAACCGGTCACCCTCATCTCCCGCACGGTCGCGGATGCCGCCGGCATCGGTTTCGGCAAGGTTGTCCAGGAGGCCGCCACCGACGGTTCCAAGGACGGCCAGTGCACCGCCGACCTCGATACCACGGACATGGATGCCTATACGTTCCTAGGCATCACCGTCCGCGAGCGCTCGGTCCGTCCCGAGACGCCCAGCCTGTTCGCCCAGTACGAATCCGCGCGCATCATGCGCAAGGGCATCATCTGGGTGGACGTCGCCGGGGCCGTGAAGGCGGGCCAGGACGTCACCGTCACTCTCGCATCCGGCGTTCTCGGCACCGCTGCCGTCGGCGCTGGCGTTGTCGCAATCCCGAACGCTCGTTGGGAAAGCTCCACTTCCGGGGCTGGCCTGGCGAAGGTTCGTCTGGGCTAAGGAGGGCCTGATCCATGAACAAGCACGTCACCTTCGACGCCCAGGCTGCGCTCGGCTTCGTCCTTTCGCAGACCTCGCACGTCGAGACGGCCGTCAACGAGACGGTCTATCCGGACATCCAGTATCCGGGCCTCATCCCGGTGGACACGTCGGCGCACCCGTTCGCGCAGACCGTGACCTACTACAGTTCCGACAAGTTCGGTAAGGCTGGCTGGATCAACGGCAACGCCGCCGATATCCCGCTCGCCGGCACCGAACTGGCCGAGTTCAAGGCCCCGGTCCACACCGCTGCGATCGGCTACGGTTGGGGCTGGGAAGAGGTCAACGTCGCCATGAAGCTGGGGCGCAATCTCCAGAACGACGACGCCATGGCCGCCCGCCGCGCCTACGAGGAGATGGTCGACGGCGTGATGCTTCGCGGCAGTGCCGAGAAGAACTTCAAGGGCCTGATCGACTATCCCGGCATCACGGCGGCAGGCGCCACCTACGGCGACTGGGATGGCACGGGCACGACCGAGGATCAGATTCTCGCGGACGTCAACGCGGGCATCCTCGGCATCGCGACGGACACCCTCTACACGTCCGTGGCGAATACCGTCCTTCTGCCGCCGGCGAAGCTGAACAGCATCGCCACCCGTCGCCTCGGCGATACCACCATGACGGTGCTGGAGTTCCTTCGCAAGAACAACAC